GAGGTTGTTGCCGAGTTGCCGCAGGGCGACCGACGACAGGGGTTTGTCGAGCAGGCCGAACGCCTGAGGCGGGACAGAACCGCCGACCTTGTTCTCTGAGAGTGCCGCGAGCACGAACCCGGCCACCTGCGTCACGTTGGCTTCCTGGAAGTTCTCGGCGTCTTCCTGGTTGGCGACGGACAGGGGGATCTGGGCGCCTTTTTCGGTCGATCCCTCGTCGATGGTCATGGTGCCGTCGGAGGACATCACTTTGGTGCGGGGGTCGGAGGCTTTTCCCAGCGAGTCGAAGCCGTAGGACATGGCGCGGTTATACATGTTCCAGACGTGTCTGTTCTCGGCGAACACCGACTCGCCGAAGTGTTCGAGCGTCGTCTCGCCGCGCTCGGTCGGGGTCAGGTGCGGCTGGGCGTCGACGGGGACGGCGACTACCGGGAAGTGCAGGGCGTGGACGTCGTGCAGCGGCTTGAGCCACTTGTTATCGACAATGGTGCCGGCCACGTAAGTTACCGGGTGGCGCTGGAAGGGGTTCGGGGAGTCCGGCTCGTAGGCGCGGTTGCGGATGAACGACACGTACTCCCACTTGAACTCCGGCTGCTGCTCGTCGTTGGCCTTCACCGACTCGAACGAGATGTTCCCGAACATGTTTCGCAGCTCGCGCCGGGAGTGTGCGGTGCGGTACGCGGCCCACAGCGGCTCGTCCTCTCCCCACTCGATGACGAGATGGCGGGGGTCGAGCGGCAGGATGTCTACGAAGGTGCGTCCTGCCTGGTCTTTTCGGAGCAGGGCGCGTGCGGCTGCGAAGCGGCCGCGGACGACGGAGTAGAACGCGAGCGAGTCCTTGAGCGGGGGGTGTCCCATGCGGCGCAGCCGTTCGTCGGCGCGCTTGAGGGCGCCGATGGCGAGCAGTTCGGCCTGGTCGTTGAGGTCTTCCTGCGGCTCGGTAGCGTCGTCGTTGGGGATGCGGACCACGAGTTCGGTGGCGGCGATGAACGCGATGATCTTCTGGGCGAGGACCCTTGGCTCGTTGGTCGTGTAGATGTCTTCGGGGGCGATGGACTCCTCGACGCCAGGCTGCCACGGCTTGAGCGTCCACAGGTCGTAATCGGCGTCGATGCGGTCGAACAGGAGTTGTTGGTCGCGGAACTTTTCGGTGATGCGGTCAGCGACGCGGCGGGCGTCCTCGTCTGTGGACTGGACGCGGCCATTCGGGGAACGGCGTGAGGTTGTCGTCAAGCCAGAAACACTCGCCTTTGTTACCTCATAGGGACGCTCCCACGGCGGAAAAGCATAACAGACTAGCGCATGTCATCGTTCCATCAACTTACGCACACAACGCGCGCTGGGGTTAGTTCTGCGTCTGGGCTTCGAGCTTCCGCACGTAGTCTTCGAGCGCCGCCATTGGCACGAGCCGACGCCTGCCAATCCGCACGGACTTGATCGCAGGCGGGTTCCCCTTCAAAAGCGAGATCAGCGTCGATCGCCCAACCCCCAACCTGTGTGCCGCAAGTACTACCCCAAGCAGCAGTTCGTTGTCTTGCGCCATACCTGAAACCCTCCGTTGTTTTGTCGTTCACCGGACAGTTCGCCGTTGACTCAATGATTCCGCCGGAGTGCGCTTAGGTCAAACGGTGAACATGACGTGAATATGACGCTGCGGGGCGTTTTGACAGAACGGTGCTCACGCGTACACGCGCTCGCGCTTCCTTCTGATAACCGGGATGGAGCGGCGCTGTGGGCCGCGGGCGGTGGCGTAACCCCACATGCGGATCATCAAGTACGAGAGTGCCTTGATCGCGTCGTTGTAGCGGTCCCGCGGCACGTTGCCCACGAGTTCCCCCTGCGCCGACATGTTCCACTGGTAAGCCCGCAGCTGGGGCGGGTCGAACCGGCGGTCCAGCGTCCCGCCCAACTCCGCCAGCAGCCCCTCGCATTTCGTGTCGATCACGAGTCCCGGCTCGCCCGTGATGTCGTTCACCCTCAGGAACGAGTCGAACCGGCGGATCTGGTCCGGGATCGGCACCGCGGCCTCCGTGTACAGCAGGTTCAAGTCCGCCATCTTGCGGTATACCTCGATGGAGGCTTCGTGCGCCCCGGCCCGTGCCGCGCCTGCACGGTCGATCACGCCCACGACCTCGCCCCTGCCCCACCACGGCCTCTTCGTCAGCATGTGCTCGATGATGAACGGCTCCAGCTTGTCCGACTCGTGTATGAGGTCGAACACCCGCAGCTGCCCTTCGATCATCTGGCAGCAGACTATCGCGTAGGCCGATCCCCCGCCTGCCGGCCCCGCGATGCCGGGGTCGATCCCCAAATACACCGTCTCGTCGGGCACGAAATCCACGTTGCGGCAGTGGACGGCCATCTTGAACAGCGGGTGCACGAGGCCCTTCGGCGGGGACGGCCTCCCTTCGTGACGGCGCAGGTACTCGTTCGGGGGCAACTCCCGCTTGAGCCTCAGTATCTCCGGGTCCGCCTCCCCCAGCGGGTAGGCGAACGTGTTGGTGTGCGACGGCAGCCGCCAGCTCCGCGCACCCTCGGTCGCCCACACCGCAGGCGACTCCCACCGCTCCACAAGCGACGGATACCAGCCCAGGTCTTGCTCCAGCGACCCGGCGAGCAGTATCGGCGCCCGCTTCTCGGACACACGCCCCTGCAGCCGCAGGTAGGCCCCGTAGGGTATCTGCGCCGCTTCTACGACCGCGACCGCGAAGGGCGCCTCCATGACGAGCGACGACTCGTCGAGCGCCGACTTCGTTTTGACCTGCACCTGGCCGTAGGGCGTCTGCACCCGGATCAATCCCGGATTCACGACCGACGAGGCGTCCACGACCCCCGCCATCGGAAACTGCTTCCTCAAGTCGTCTTCGAGGTACTTGAACTCCTGCCACGTCTTCTCGTAATGCGCGGCGACGATCCACTCAACACCCAGCAGACTCCGCGGATCGCCCTTCCCGCCCGTCTCCGCGAGCTTCGTCGCGAGATAGTCCACGAGATGCAGGAACAGCCAGCGTGCCGTAAACCGGGACTTCCCCGAACGGTCCCCGCCCGAGATCGCCGTGAAGCGCGTGAGAGCGCCGACGATCTCCTTCTGCGCCGCCGTCCACTCCCACCCCAGCGCGACCCCCAGCCGCGCCGCATACTCAGCCGTGACGGTCATCGGCGCGAGACCGACACCACATCGCCCCGATGACGGATAAGCCACCGGCGGTCAAGAGTTCTCTTCAACGCGCGGGTGTATTCGCACGGCCAGAACTGCTTTCGCCGACCGCTTACGAGCATGTCGTTAGTAAGTGGATGCCAGTGGGGAATCCGCAGTTCGATCACGCCCCGACGCCGCCGCCTTCGCCACTCAGCCCGGAACGCAGCACCTGTTTCCTCTACACAGTGGACACATGCCGCCTGAACATATCCCGCGAAATGCAGCGCATTGTGCTTCGCCAACAGAAGCATCGGTGCCGTGTTCAACACCGCCCCTGCAATCGTGGTCGCCATCGCCTACCTACGCCCTCCTCCCCCTGACGTCTGTCACATATCCCTTGACCTCACCGACGACTTCGGGGGCATCCTCGATCAAGCGCCACCCGACCTCCGCCTCCTGCTGCCCCTTCGGGGGCGGCGTCATGGTGCGGCGCTCCCGAAGACTTGCTCCAGCGCAGTCCGACGTCGGTCAGCCCCGATCACCTTGTGGTGCAACCTGGCTGGCTTCACGTAACCGTCTATCCAGTGCGCCCCACACCGCCGGCACAGCGCCTCGACTCGCTGGGCAATCTGCCTGACGGTCGCGACCTCAAAGTCGTGCTCCCGATCCCCACACATGTCTAACGCCTCAGCGCCCACGAGCTACCTCCTTCCTTCACGCCGCCAGAACCCCCTGCCCCTGACAACTGCGGCATTTCACGTAGCCGCCCCCATCGGCGCCGCTGGCCAGATCGGGGTAGAAACTCGCCATCACGAGGCCCCTGCCCCCGCACACCGGACAGACCGACCACGTCTTCCGAGGCTCAGACGCCGAAGGCACCGATGCTGCAGTCACCGACGACCCGCCCGCAGTCACCCTCCACCCCTCCCGTCCACTACGAATCTCGTAAACCCGCTTCCCAAACGCTACGGCTGGAGGATAGTACCCCAACGCCTACAGCTCGCGCGCCCGCAAGATGTACCCGGTAGGGGTGCCTCCGCCCTTCGCCGGTACTCATCGCATCTGAGCGAAGGCGAAGAAGAACAGTGTCAGCAGGACGATACCGCCGAGGACCAGGGCGGCCGTCGGCATCAGCCTTCGCGAACGTGCGTAGGCGCGGGCGCGTCCTCTTCGAGTACGACGCGCGCGTGCGAGGCGTCGACCGTCGACGGCAACACTGGCGGGCGGTGCACCTTGAGCTCGGCCGCGGCGCCACCCTCACGCAGCGACGCCAGCGCCTTTAGCACGTCGAGCACCGCCTCGGGCGTCGTCGGCTGCTGCTGCTGGCCAAACTCCGCGGGGAAACGGCGCTCGAGGATCCAGGTCGCGGACTTCCAGTCCAACTTGGACCACGCGCGTGTGCGGATGGATGCGCGCGACTCGCTGGAGCGATCCGGGGCGGACCCCGCCGTAGCCACGACGTTTCCGTTTGCGTCGTGCCAATCGGTTTCAACGATCTGCATACCGTTGCCGGTAGCGGCGGCCATGACGGTAGAGAGAGCGTTTCGCTGAAGGGCGGCTTCGGAGCGGAGGATGAGGGCAACGGTGCGCTGATCGTCGAGCCAGTGTTGGGGAAGGCGGTGGTACTGGAAAGCGCGCTTGGGGTAGAGGCCGCGTTCGATGTCAACGAGGGCTGCGCGTAGGCGGT